TAATAATACTAATATAAATAACAGAATTATTCAATTTGAAAAATCATTAATTCCATTTATAAATATCTATAAAAAACAAATGTTAAGAGAGTTTGCAGACTACTGGTGCGAGCATTCTACTGGTGATAAAAAACTAAGACACGAAAAAGAAAAAACTTTTGGTTTAAAAAGACGTTTGGCAACTTGGCATAATTCAGAATATAATAAACATAAAAACGAAAGTAATAAAACACTAAAAGAACAAAGCGCACATATTAAAAATAATGTTGGTAAAAACTCAATTTAATATGAAAGATATCGAAAACGCAATTAACCATTTTAAGTGGAAGTTTACACAAAGTAATAGCAAAGCATCAAACAAAGATAAAAGCTCATTAAACACTATTATAAAAGCTTTAAACGAGCAATCTAATACTAAACTTTCAGACAATTTAATATTTTGCAAACTTTTTTTATATTCTTTTAAAGAAATGGCTTTAAAAAATGCAATACAAAACAATTATAAAACTATTGATTACGAGATAATATACAACCGTTTAAGAGATGTTTTAAAGTTAGATGCAAAAGAACACATTAAAGAACTTTACTTAGAGTTAAATCAAATTGAAATGCAAAGTTTAATATTGCAGAATAAATTAAACGCAGATACAATTAAACAACTAATAACAAAAAAAGAAGTAGATTTAAAAAGTAGAAGAATGTTGAACGAGTTTATAAAAAATAATTAATTATGATAACAAAAGAAGAAGTTAAGCATTTAATGTGGTTACACGATAGAATTATTTATGTGTATAATGAAAATGAAAACACAGATTATTTAATTAAAATGAGAAAAATAATTAACAAACTAAAAAAATGATTGAAGAAATAGAAGAAAACCAAACAGAAGATTTTAAAAATGTATTAACTGAGTGTATAGTAGATTTAAATATAAAACCAAAACCTTTAGACGTACTTTTATATTATGGGTATGACGATAATAACAACCGAGTACCTGCATTAACTAGAGGCGAATTTAGTTGTATTGTAGCACAAAGTAAAACTAAAAAATCATTTAATAAATCATTAATAGAGGCATGTTTTTTAGGTGGTAAATCTGATAGTTATACAGAGCATATTAAAAGCACTAATAAAACAGATGGTTATATTATTAGTATTGATACGGAACAGGGCGAATATTACGCACATAAGACTTTTGAACGAACTAGAAGAATCTCACAAGTAAACAACAATAAATATATTCCTGTTCAGATGCGTAAATTAGGAATAGATAAACGATTAGAATTAATTGAGCATATTATTTATGATTCACATTACGCAGGTAAAATAGATTTATTAGTAATAGATGGAGTTGCTGATTTAGTTTATAATACCAATGATATTAAAGAGGGTGTATTAATTGCAGAGAAACTTTTAAAATGGAGTTCAGAGGGTAAATTTCACTTAATAACTGTAATACATAAAACTGGTTCAAGCGATAAAGCAAGAGGGCATCTTGGAACTGCTATACAATTTAAAGCAGAAACGATTATTTTAATGGATAGTTTAACAGATGAACAAGGAAACTATTTAAAAGTTAACGGTAAAGAAGAAAGAAACACAGTAAAAGTTAGGTGCGGAATGAGTAGAGGAAAAAACTTTAATGACTTTTATTTAAGAGTTGATAATGATGGTTTACCTTTTACATTTGATGACGTAGATAACCCAGAACACCCTAAACAAATCTTTGAACAAGAAAAACCTTTACCAGTAGGTAATTTACAAACTGCATTTGATACCGTAGAAGATGACGGAATACCTTTTTAAAATATTTATTATAATTTATAGTATAATATCTATAATATTTATTATATTTGCTTAACTAAACTAAACAAAATGACTAAACAAGAAAAATACTTAGATTCTTTAACTGGAGCAGTAATACTAAACCAATTAGCACTTAACTTTAACGAAGACTTAAAATATACAAAGTTTTATAAACATGAGTTAAAAAAGTCTTTAAACATGACTATAAAGCATTTAATCAAAGCAGAAAAAACAGAATTTGATTTGGTATTTGATGCAGAAGAAGAAAGAACTGATTTTATAAGTCAAAACGTATTAGCAATAATAGAACAGATAAGCAAAGGAGGTTTTACAGATATGGTAGTAATAGGTAATATATTATTAGCACATAAAAAGAACCCTAAAGCTATTGAGGGTATTGTAAAAAAAGTATTAACTGAGAAATAACGCATTGTGTAAGAGGCGTTTTAATGCCTTTTACACCTTGTTATATGCTCACGATAAATATACAAAAATGAAGATATTAAATTTATATGCTTGTTTAGGTGGTAACCGTTACAAGTGGAACGAAGTAAAAGAAGACATTGAAGTTACAGCGGTTGAGTTAGACCCAGAAGCTGCGAGATTATACCAAGAGAGATTCCCTAATGATAAGGTTATAATAGCTGATGCACATCAATACTTACTGGACCACTATAAAGAGTTTGATTTTATCTGGAGTTCTCCACCATGCCCTACACATAGTAGGGTGAGAATGAGTCAAAAAAACAGAAATACATTTATAGATAAATACCCTGATATGAAATTATATGAAGAAATAATTTTATTACAACATAACTTTAAAGGTAAATATGTAGTCGAAAATGTAATACCATATTACGAACCATTAATACCAGCTAAGAAAAGAGGTCGGCATTTATATTGGACAAATTTTAACCTACCTAATAATGTAGGTGAAAGAAAACTACCAGGTACTTTAACTAATATGTTGAATGAGGTTGGGGTTCTTTGTGATTTTCATGATTACAATTTTAGAAATTATAAAGGGAATCAACCTTTAAATAAAATAGCTCGTAACTTAGTAGATTATGAAGTAGGTAGAACTATATTTGAAACCTATTTAGGAATACAAAGAAGTAAGGATATTAAACAAACTACTTTATTTTAACCGATAATGTAGTTTGCATATAACGTAATTGTATATGATTTGTTGAGGAACGAAATAAAATATATACCGTGTTATATACTGTTCGGTATTAAAAACTAAAAATATGATAACAGCAAAAAAATATTTATTAGATATAGGTTTTGATGATGCACACCTACCAGAATTATTTAATGATGACGATAAGAGTCATTACCAAATAACTGAACTTATGGTAGAATTTGCAAAGATGCACGTACAACAAGCATTAAAACAAGCATCTGAAAAAGCAGAGATAGCAACTGAGTATGAAAACCCTGTAAACCCTTCAATGGGTTCTTTCGAGGTAGTAGATAAGTGTTCTATATTAGATGCTTATTCTTTGGACAACGTAAAGTAGCATTGCATATAACTAAAGAGTAAACAACGTTTTAATGTTGTTTAATATTAGTTATGAGCCGTTTTAATGGCGTATTTTTAAATTTTGTATATTTACACTATGGCAAGAAAAAGAAAAACAAAAAAAGGACTTGGTGATACGGTTGCAAAGATAACAGAAGTAACAGGTATTAAAAAATTAGTAGGAGATTGTAAAGGTTGTGATGAGCGACAAGAAAAACTTAACAGAAGATTTCCATTTAAAAGAGATTTAAACGATTCAGAGCGTTTAGAGTGGGAAACATTCACAAATAGACCAAACCAAAGTAAAATAAGTTTAGAAGAAACTAAACTAATAGTTAGGTTATTAAAAGACTGTTTAGCAATGAGTGTAAAACCCTGCTATACTTGTGGTATATCTACTTGGAAAACTTGGATTAAAAAAATAGATAAAAAGTATGAGCAAGGGAGTTAGTAAGGATGAATTAATAAAGTATCTTAATGATGCCGATGAGTATTTTTTTATAACAAAAGAAGATGACATTTTTAACTCAATACATAGTGATTTAAGCAATGTTTTAGAGTGGCTTGATATGATAGACCATTTTAGAGATAAACTAATGGGTAGGGTTGCAGATGCTAAAAAGAATACAAGCGCATTAGATGATTTATTAAATGATACTGATGTTAACTTGAATTAAAAAAATTTAGAAATGTAATTGAATAAACAATGTAAATCAATTATGGATAAGAGGAAATTTAATGGAGGCGCACGTAAAGGTGCAGGTAGACCAGCCAAAGCAGATGAGTTAAAGTTTTTAGAAAAACTAGATAAACACATTGACCAAGACGAGGCTATTAAATCATTAAAAGAATTAATTAGAGATGGCAATTTTAATGCTATCAAATTATATTTTGAATATAGATTTGGTAAACCTAAAGAAGTTGTAGAGAATATAAATATGAACTATGATAATGGTAAAATTACAGAAGAAGAATTAATTATACTTAACAAAGTTTTAGAAAGTGAGTATTAATGAACGCAACACAAAAAGCAATTAAATATAAGTGTGAAAATAGTCTTTTGTTTTTTGCACGTTACATTTATAAAGAAAACCATAACAGAAAGTTTATTCTTTAAATATAACTAGAGGTATTATTAATATTCCACCTAGATATGGTAAAACAGAATTAATTATAAAAATATTTACGTCTTGGTGTATTGCAAAAGTACCAACATGTAAATTTATACATTTATCTTATTCAGATTCTTTAGCCTTAGATAATTCTGCACAAACTAAAGAGTATATCCAAAGTGATGCGTACCAAGAACTTTGGGAGATGACATTAAAAAAAGATGCTCAAAGCAAAAGTAAATGGTTTAATGAGTTTGGTGGTGGTATGTATGCAACTGCAAGTGGTGGTGCGATTACAGGTTTTGGAGCAGGTGGAACTAATGAGTGTATTTTTGAGGGTGCTATTTTAATTGATGACCCATTAAAACCAGATGATGCATTTAGCGAGGTTAAAAGGAACGCAGTAAATCAAAGATACAATAACACTATACGGTCAAGAACAAACAACAGGAATGTACCTATAATAGTTGTAATGCAACGTTTACATGAAGATGATTTAAGTGGTTATTTATTAAGCGGTGGTAGTGGTGAAGAATGGACGCATTTAAACTTACCTGCATTAGATGAGAATAACAAGCCGTTATGGGAAGACAAACATACATTTGAAGAATTAGAACAAATAAGGCAAGCGGATAACTATACCTTTGCAGGTCAATACATGCAAACACCTGCACCAGATGAGGGTGGAGAATGGAAAAAAGACTGGTTTAATATTATTGATAAATCAGAAGTACCGTTAAACTCTTTAAGATGGGAAATGATAATAGATGGTGCTTACACAAAGAACACCGCAAACGACCCAACAGGGTATCAAGTAGGCGCAAAATATAACAATGATTATATTATATTGTCCTCAGTAGATAAATATTTAGAGTTACCAGAATTATTAAAAGATATACCAAACTATATTAATTCTCTACCTGTTAAAATAGGTATTATATTAATTGAACCAAAAGCAAGTGGTAAAAGTTTAAAACAAATGATTAAAAGTCAAACAGGTTATAATGTTGCAGAATTAAAAACTCAGTTTGTAAATAATTCAAAGATTGAAAACGTTAGAGCATGTTCAAATTCTATTGAGGGCGGAAGAGTTAAATTAATTAAGGGTAATTGGAATGATTTTTTTTTAAAACAAGTAGGAACGTTCCCAAATGCTAAACATGATGAGCATATTGATTTAACATGTTATGGTATAGAGAGAAATTTAATTAATGCAAAGGGTGTAGATATAAGATAATTATAAGATAAATTTATTATATTTACATAAACTATAAACACAAACTATAATACAATGAAACTTAAATACACAATACCAGAAACCAAAGCAGATATAACAGTAAAAACTTACTTAAAAATAAGAAAACTGTATAAAAATGCTGAGTTAATGGAGATTGATGTAGACGAAAAAGAATTAGTTTCAGTTGTTTTAAATGTACCTTTAGAGTTAATTAATAAAATACCACAAACAGAATATAGCGAGGCATTAAACAATATTACAAATGCTTTAAATCAAGATGCAAAACTATATTTAACCTTTAAATTAAAAGGCATTAAGTATGGTTTTTTGAATGAGATGGATAATATGACTACTGGCGAGTATAGTGCCTTAGATGGGTTTAGTAAAGATGTTGACGCAAACTGTTACTCCATTTTAAACGCACTATATCGACCAGTCATAAACGAAAGGTTTTACAAATCTTGGTTTGGTAAAAGTAAAAAAGGTAAATACACTATTGAAAGTTATAATCCTAATAATGATTTAAAGATATTTGAAGACGCACCGTATGAAATTTACGAGAGCGCATTAGTTTTTTTTTTCAATTTAGGGAAAGATTTAGTAAACTCTACCCAGAGTTATATGAGTCAAATGGAACAGAGGCAGATAATAGAAGTATCAGATTTGCCAACAAATGGGGATGGTATCAGACATATGACACATTTGCTAAATCAGAGTGTATCGGAATTGACAAAGTCGGAGAGTACCCTATTGGTAGAGTATTCAAAAGACTAGCATACGAATCTGATAAAGCTAAATTAATGCGTCCAATAAAAAAATAGATATGAGTTACTTTAAATTAATAAACGGCATAAAAGATATACTTAGAACGGATGCGAGGGTCATTACTATTACTGAGGGTGAAATAGATGACTTAGACGCATACAGGCAGAATATACCTGTTATGGCTCATATAGTTGTATCTAGTGGAACGGTTGAAGATAATTTTAATGTTTACAATGTTGTTGTTTCTGTATTAGATATAGTAGTAGAGAATAACAATTTAACAGAAGAGAAGTTTTTAGGTAACGACAACAGACAAGAGGTTTACGAATTAACCGACAATATACTAAGGAGGTTTTATATGTTTATAAAAAGAAACTCAATAGGGGATGACATTTATATTTCAGATACTCCGAGTTTTGATAAGGTTTTAGATACTGAAACTCAAAATAGATTAGCAGGTTGGGATTTGACTTTTGCGGTTGGCGTTCCAGACACAAATATAGATGTATGCGTAAATCCTTAAACGTTAAAAAAGTATTTGATAAATTTGGTAAAGCAGTTGTACAACAGTCGAGAAGTAGGTTAACAAAACAAAAAAAGAATGCTACTAATGATTTGTACAACTCAATTAATTATGATTTAAAAGTATCTAATAAAGGCACCTCTTTTAGTTTCAGTTTTGAAATGGAAGATTATGGTGAGTTTATTGATAAAGGTGTTAGTGGTGTAGATAAGAAATATAATACACCTTATGCATACACAACTAAAGCACCACCACCTAATGTGTTTGCAAAATGGGCTAAGGCAAAAGGAATTAAGCCAAGAGATAAGAACGGTAAATTTATTACTAATAAAGAATTTGGTTTTATAATGAGTAGGCATATATTTAGTAAGGGACAAAAACCTACTAAATTTTTTAGTTTATCATTTGAGCAACAATTTGAAAAGTTACCAGATGAAATAGTAGAGGCATTTAACTTAGATTTAGATAACTTTTTAGATTTTACAACATAAGATTATGAATACAATAACATTAACATTTGTAAACGGTTTAATTCCAGTTGAGAATGAAACAATAACACTAACACAAATTAATTCATTTGGTATAATTTCAGATGTTATATTTACTTATAAGGATATTTACAACCCTAATAATTTCGAAATAAATGCTGATGTATCTGGAACACAAATAGACAGAAAAAACGCATTAAATTTTAGGGAAACTGCAATAGGCTCTCTAAATAGTGCTTTGTATTCAGTAGTAGCAACTAATAATGTTGTAGTAATAACTGCATTAACTGATAACGTGGCTTTTAATGGTGGTTCTAATACTTTTGCAGGTGTTAATATAACAGTAGATTTTACACCGTTAGAAGTTGGATTACCACGTATTAATGTGCGTTCACCTTTTTTTATATCTGCACCAGTCTTTGACGGTGCTAATTTAGTTAGTACTATTAATTCTAAGTTTGAAGTTTATATTTATGAGGGTGTTATAAATGTAAGTAAACCAAGTACACCGACTTACACGTATGAAAAAAAGCCAAGATTTGTAGGAGATAATAATATTTACATTGATATAAGCAGACAAATAAAAGATTTTATAATTAATACTTATAACGGTTCTTTATTAACACAATCTGTTTTTGTTGAAGTAGATGTAACAAATACTTATGA